TTAAAACCGATTCTCCCTTCGCCGTCGTGCATTAGATCGCCGTATTCTTCGCTGTTTATCGTGCCATAGCTCATCATTGGATTGTTTATCTTCATCATCCTCACCATCCAGCCCCATAACAGGAACGATAATAATGATGGCGCATCCGACTAATCCGCCAGCAAACAGCAGGCGGTAATCGCCCAAGACTGTCAGCGTGCTGATTATCCAGATTACTAGACCTCCTAGCACGAAGGCAACAATTATGGCAACCGTTTTAACTTCTGGTGTCATTTTATACGTCCTGAGCCAAGGCTTTTTCTATGTGCTTAACACGGAATCCGGCTGGCGTCCACGAGTTGAATAAAGGCCAAATATCTGGAGCATAGGTCTCAAATTGTATCCGCCCGTCCTCACCTTGGAACCGAAGGGTGAACCACTTGGTATGAGGGTTGTAGTCCGGCACGCATATCCAGCTAATCTGATCGCGCACCATCCTATCAAGGTTCCTCACATTTGGGGTTGTTCCTATCATTGTACACTTGTAATGCCTGGCCTGTGTGATGAACTCGTTGACGTTCAAGCCCACGCGGTCATTTGGACGCCTAGACAGCACAAGCTTCTGAAACTCGTCAATCAGGATAACGCAGTTATAGAGCACCAGGCCACGGTGCTCTTTAGCGTGCATCAGGTAGGCGTCCATCTCCCTGCCGTCAGTGATATTTGCCTCATCAATCTCTGTGGACACCTGATCTAGCAATACCAACTGCTCCAGGAAGTCCTTAATCGTGATTTTGGTCACTGGCCCAAACTCAGGGGTCAGCCCTAAGTTGGTCATAACCTGCACCACAGGCACTCCAAACAGGTACGCCGTCCACTTAGCCAGATAAACGGCGTTGGTACTTTTCCCCTTTCCCATTTTGCCGGTTAGGAGTGCAACTTTATTTCGCATGAAGTTCAATAACTCCATGCGCTCCCTCATCAGCTTATTGAGGTTTTTAACTTTCTTAGTACGCGTTGCTTGCATATTACTTACCTAGGATTCCCGAATAGCTGGGTCTTGTTGTGGATTCCCTCTTCATCATCTTCCCCACCGGAAGCGGAAGCCATCGTGATTAGTTCCTCACGGCCACGCCCATCCCATCCCACCGTAATCTCAAAGAACTTCTCCATGTACTTCTCTGGCAAGCTAAGATCACCGATGCCGCCAGTCAACTGGCACGCCAACCGCTGCATCTCCATGTGCAAGATAGTCTGAGTCATAAAAGGGGGAATCCTGGCAACCTTTGGTTGACTTACTTCAGGGTGAGTACCGAATCCCATGCGGTAGGCACCTGATAGCGGATCATCCTCATCACGCTCCGGCGCTTCATCCATTGGTCGGATCTGAGGTGTTGGCTTTTCCTCTTTCTCGTTGCGCTGGCCTTTCGGACGTAAGGGCATATTATCCTCCTATCACTTTGGATACTTGCTGGGAGAGTGTCCACACTAGGTAGATTATGATTCCCAGTCCAGCACCACCACCCAACATCATCATCAGCATGGTTTTCTGAATGGTCTGCATGAACTTGTTCAGGTCTCCACCTTTATTGTACTGCTCAATCACTTCAGCAGAAGCCTTCAGGAACTCTTGATTTCGGACGTTGTTAAGAACTGCTGCTGGGATCGACTGATGCCCTGGTTGGGCTTCTCGAATAGCCCTGGGCACCGCATCGCCACGGACAAACTGCTGCATAGGTAGTTTTTCCTGCATCCATGACGGCTGGCCTTGAGGGTAGAAGGTGTATTCCTGCTTATCTACGTCAATGAAGTAGTCGAATCCGTCCCGTTTGCTGTGCAATATCGGCACTGCATCTTTAATACCTGGTATAAGTATTTCGCAGGTCTGAACTTTGGTAGGCTCAAGGAACTCGCAATAAATGGCGTCGCGTGTGGTGATTTTCAGACGGGCTACCCTGAATACAAAGTATCCTACCAAGACGACCAAGGCAAAGGCCAGCATCTTAAGAAAGGTAAATATAATTGGCAGAATTATTTCAGTAGGCACTATTAATCCTCATCCTCATCGTTATTTCTTGCTGGTTGAATCAGATCCCGGAATCGCTGCACTAGGCTAGGCGAATTGTTAATCGGCTCATCTGAAGCCATGCTATCACTACCACTATGGGATTCACTACCTCCTTGCATCCTATCCTTCAGTATGCGTCGTGCTTTGTTCCGATCACGAGTATTGAGAAGATGGATATGGGTTTGCTGTAAATGTGGATTCTCTTCCTCGGCATCCTCTTCCGAAGAATAAGGCCCCATTGTGAGTCTCCCGCCAGTTGGCGTTCGCCCTGAAATCCAATAGTATTTATTCATATTCTCATCCATCTCCAAAAGCAATTGCCGCTGTAAGCCTACAAGTAAGCCGATAGCGGCAATGAATTATGTTACTTGTACCATACCTATCTAGTATAAGGTATGGTAACCTATAATGTCAATCTATAATGGCCCCGAATAAACATCCAAACTCTTAGCTATCACCCGTGGCTTTACCTGTTTACGCTTGATCTTTGGCTTAGTTCTAGGATTTTTAGGGGTTTTCCCTTTAGTATTGAACTTGAATCCAATACCGGACGGCTCAACTTCTACATTCACAAACCCCATCTCAAATTCCCTGGTAACTGGTGGGGTATAGCTGCGTTCCAATACCCTAAAGCTGTTCGGCATGTCAGTTTCTGGAATCTCTACCAAGTCGCCATGCCAGGTGCGCTTACCAGTGGATAAATCTATCGTAATATCTGTCGCCCCAGTAGACCAGCCAACGATTCTAGGGTAGCGGCCTTGTTGCTTCTCATCATCGCTACTATCATCTCCTGGCTTAATGCCCGGCGGAGGTAATCGCGAAGGCTCAGGAGTTCTCAGAGGCTCAGGAGTGCTTAGAGGCTCAGGAGTTCTTAGAGGCTCAGGAGTTCTCAGAGGCTCAGGAGTTCTTAGAGGCTCAGGAGTTCTCAGAGGCTCAGGAGTGCTTAGAGGCTCAGGAGTTCTCAGAGGCTCAGGAGTTCTAATTCCCGCTTCATCCCTAACGCTCTCTGTAGCTCTGATTTCCGCCGCTATTCTAACGTCTTGCGCGGTTCGAGCTTCTTGGGGTGTTCGAATATCTGCTGCTGGAGTGCGGATGTCCTGATCGAATCCTACTCTGGGGGCTGCGCTTCGTTCGAGAGTGACTTCGCTAGCCGTTCTGCCCTCATCTGCTGAAATAGGCCGGATAGTACCCACATCGACGCTAGAGACATCAGGGACCCTACCCCTGCCGCCAGTAATATCACCACTGATACCAGTATCCCGTCTATTGACATTGACGCTCCCATCTGCATTTCGTTGTAACTCTACATTGCCCGCTCTCAGGCCCCTGACAAATCCAGAAATCGCCGCAGTCTCTTCCGCACCCACTCGCGCTGAAGCCCTTAAGTCAGCGGCTTCACGTATTAGCTGATCTGCTCGTTCAATATTGCCTGCCGCCCTCAACGCTGTCGCTTCTGTCTCAATTTCCCCTGCCCGACGCAAAGCATCAACTATACTATCTTGACGCAGAATATTCCCAGCATCTACTGTTTCAGCAACTAATTCTGCCGCACGTGACTCTAGGGCAAGAGCATCATCAACATTACCGGCCTGCCTCAGATCGGCTGCTTCCGCTAAGAGCTTTTCGCCTATAAGAGTGCCTTCGAATGTAACGCTTACAGGTGCTCTAGCTACGTTCAGAACGCTTTCCCCTGTCCCTGCCAACCCCAAGGCTGCAAGTTGTGGCTGTGTAATTCTGTCCCCGATTACCGCAATAGCATACCGCTTACTATCCCCTGCGCTACGGAAATAAAGTACCTGACTAGCTTTGGGCAAGGTAATGCCATTAGGCAGCACAGCCTCCACTTCTGCTAAGTCCCTGAAAATCTTTGGTTCATTGCCAGGGCTACCAATGACTACCCCAGATGTTTTCCCACCTGGAAACTGTTCTGCACCTCTAAGCTGAGATAGTAGGTCTGTATCATTGATTAATACAATACCCGGAAGAGGCTCGTTGGGCAGCTTAAGTGTTTCAATAAGCTCGCGTGTTTCAGGGGTGATATTATCATCGAATGCTTTCCATGCCGTTAGAGCATCATCAGCCGCTTTTCTGGCGTCTATTGCTTGCGCGCTACCGCGTGCAGTTCTTTCGGCTCTAATAGCCACATCTTGAAGCCGAGTTACCGCATTCAAGTCTGGGGCATTGGCTCCAAATGCAGTTGAATCAGCAAATCTAGTATGAGGGCTAACACTGAAGAACGATCCGCCTTCTTTCCCTGCTATCTCATATCCTGACCCTATAACATTCCGTATATCGGGACTTGCCGATGTTGCCCCATGCCCCAAGACCTTTTGCAATAGCCCTGGTTCAATATGCACAACACTCCCACTGTTCCCAATCCTTTCTGCGGCAGATTCGCCAGTTTGCATTACCTTTAAGGCTGAATCTGATACTGCCTGCTTAACTTCAGATGGCGTCCATGCTCCAGCCTTTAGCTCTTGGGCTGCGCCGGATGGTAAGTCAACAACGCCTACACCCTGTAACGGGTTCTGCCCAGCAGGGAACCTCAACGTACTACGTGATTGCTCAATCGCGGCTGGCAGCTTTCTCCCACCTGTTACCAGCACTTCAATAGGTGTAGTAATAGTTCTGGCTATGCCCTTAGCGGCCCTCACGGGTGAGGTTACCAGATCTACCGGCCCTTGTATTTCTGATGCTAATACCGCACTAGAAATTATTCCAGCCCTTGCTGCACCACCCGCTGCTCCCGCGCCACGAGCAGCAGATAAAGCGGGCAACACTAATGCAACCGCACCTAAAGCATCAAGCCCAACATTAAGAATTTTACCGCCAGTACTAGATTCCCCCCAATCACGTGCCGTTGCTACCGGCCCAAGAGCAACCCCTACCACTGGCAACGCAGACAAGACCCGCAATCTTGTTGTAAAAGTAGATTCGGCCCGAGCAATATCTTCAGGAGTGGGGTTATCTGGGATTTCGTCTATAGTTCGCCTAGCTTCATCAACGGATATATCGCCAGATTTCAATAACTCTATTACTTGTTTCACCAGGGCTAATTGGCGTCCATCAGATTCTACCTTAGCCTGTGCCTTCTGGGTAAGATTGCCCTGTAAATTCACAATAGTAGCAATGTTATCTGCCACTTGTCGGGTTAAGGTCGCTTCTTGACTACTAATGTCCTCCGGTATGCCCAAAGTAGCTATTTCTTGCTTACGTTCGGCACGTTCGGCGGTAAAGGCTATTACACTAGCTTGGCTAAAAGCCCTTGCCGCCGATGGGCTACTAAGACCTACAACCGGAGGTGCGGATTTGCCCGCTATCAGATCCCGTTGATCTTGTTGCACCCTACTGGCGGCAATGATTTCACGCCTACCCATTGTGGAGTTGCGCTGAATCGCTGCTATCTGTGCTTCGTTGGCATTATCGGGGATATTGAATGATCCATCTGAATTGACTGGCACCCCAGATTGCTCCAAGTCACTCCTTTGACTAACTAACATGGATTGTACGGCGGGTGTATCAATTCCACCATCAAAGTCCTCTGGTGCACTATCTGGGCCACCGGGTTGGGTTGATGTTCTGATTGTGGGTGTTATAGCCACATTGCGCCTAGCGCCTTCGGCATTGACTTGCTCGCCAATTGCTGGGGCTTGGGTTCGACTAGAAGATAATACGATAGAGGCTATCTGGTTCGGGTTATATCCTTGAGATTGCAATAACCTAATGTGATCAGCACTGCCAATTGCTGGGGCTTGGGTTCGACCAGAAGATGATACGATAGAAGCTATCTGGTTCGGGTTATATCCTTGAGATTGCAATAACCTAATGTGATCAGCACTGCCAATTGCTGGGGCTTGCGCACTGGCGGGCAATTGCGCACTGGCGGGCAATTGCTGGCTAGGGAAGTCTGCGGCATCGAATCTGGTAGTTCTAGCTCCACCTAATTCCGCTTCAGTGAATAAGGTCAGAACTCGAATACGGTCTGCTTCCCACCTCTCTACTTGCTCATATGCTTCATTAATCTCTGCAGTATTCTGTTGTTGGCCTGAATTAGTAAAACGTCTTGCATTATCTTGCGCCCTACTAAGTTCTTCCTTGGCATCCCGAACCCTAATCTCTGCTTTGACGGCTTCGGTTGCGTAAGGGTTATTACTCGATACCTGCTCAGATCCAGTCGGTATGCCAGGAGATAACAGATCGCTAACTGCTATCGACCTTGTTGGGGCACTCGTAGGTAACCCCAATCGCTGCAAAACGTCCTCAGAGACCTTACCCACGGCGGCACTAATGTCTACCTTGTTATCTTCGGTCAGGTATGGCTGAATGGCGGCAAGATCGGATGCTCGTTGCTGTATTGCAGAGATTGTCTCACTGGTAACCCCTAATCGCTCAAGGGTTTCAACTGGCACATCGCCCGCAAGTGCTGCTGTAACATCTAGCCGGTTATCATTACCTGTGAAAGCGGCAACAGCGGCCAGGTCTGTTTGCTGCTGTGAAAGCGCAGCGGGAGGCGCGGGCGCAGCGGCTCGCTGTTGCTCTTGAGAGGACTGAACCGCACGAATAATTTCTTCAGGGACACCTCGTTGAGTAGCGTCGTTTACATCTACTTCGCCATTCGAAGCCACGCTGTCAAATGCGGGGTTAGGCACATACGCCAAAGTGCGTTTTGTAGCTTCCGCATCGCTAAGCGCCCCCTTCTCACGGCGGCTTTCTATCTCCCGAATGGCACCTATCTGCCGTTCGTTGAGATTGGCTTGCTCCCATGACGTAGGTGGCTTAGCGGCTACCAACCGTTGCTGTAACGGGGTTAGCCGTGATTGTTTAGTGGTGGTCATGTATAAATCCCCTGTGATTCATTGGTGTCTCAGTAAATGGGATTCTGGTTACTCCTTAAAACTCCGGCAGTGGCGGTAGTGGCTGATCTGAATTCATTCGGCTTCCACTATACAGGCTACGTTCGGCTGTTTTCTTATTGAGACTCTTATAGATTGTACGGGCAACATTCAGTTCAGTCTCGTCCATATCGTTGAGGCTAGATTCTTTATTCTCGAATGGGCCAATAACCTGTTCATTGCCATCATCATCAGATACATTGTAAAAATAGGGGGCCATAATTAGTATCTCCTTCATTTAGTCCTAATACTAGTCTAGCATAAAAATAGGCCGGGATTTATCCCCGGCCTATCATATTTGCCCTATTGAGGCGTAAGATCCTTTATTTGCGACCCGTGATCTGCATGAAGGCGTAAACCACCAAGATGATCAAGAGTACGGCGGGGAGCAGGAAGGCCAGGGTTATACTCAGGGTTGACCAAGTGGTGGTCGTCTGGGCGTCAAGGACTCCTTGTAACACCGTGAACATCAAAACCCCGACCATCAGGGCAACTGCGATACCAATGATTGAACGAGTACCCATTTCATTTACCTCTTTAATTTTGACTTTGTGTTTCTAAGTAATAGGCGGGGAGAAATCCCCGCCTATTGCGCTGGATCTGGGTATAAGATCCTTTAGTTGCGACCCGTGATCTGCATGAAGGCGTAAACCACCAGGACGATCAAGAGTACGGCGGGGAGCAGGAAGGCCAGGGTTATACTCAGGGCCGACCAAGTGGTGGTCGTCTGGGCGTCAAGGACTCCCTGTAACACCGTGAACATCAAAACCCCGACCATCAGGGCAACTGCGATACCAATGATTGAACGAGTACCCATTTCATTTACCTCTTTAATTTCTCAGTCACGATGCTTTATGCATCTGTGCTGTTTTGATTTGTTACTAATCTACTATGTGTTCATTGACCATTCCGCCGTGTTAGCGCCGTCTACCAACCCGCTTCCGAGCGGCCCTTTTGACACCTAAGCTAATTTTATGGCGGGTAGCCCTTGACACATGACGCTTCCCACTGGATTTTGGCTTGCTAGCCCGTTTGCGTTTGCGTGTCAGTGGCACATCTATGTACCTCCTGATAAGCTCTTTTAATCGTAGTCCCTAGGCTTCCATTTTGTCAAGTCCTAAAAGTGCTACTATCCCACCTCCTATCACCTTCTACTTATGTATGATATCATAATGGAATTGAAAATGTCTGGCTAAATGACAGCCATATTCATGGTTTCATAGTGATCCGTCTCGGAATCTACCCATTCTTTCCACACGGCATCTAATCCGTATAGAGCCTGGTAATTGTGCCAGTCCTTCCAGCTATCCGTACCGCTCTGAAATGTATGATTAGAATGCTGCTTACTAAAGGCAGCTTCAAACATCCGTCGATTACTAGTCATGCGTCGCATGTAAGACCAGTACAGGGTAATCGGCCATTCTGTAGCGGGGAATGGGTAGATCGTATCTGGCGGATTGCCCAGGATACTAAAGTACCATCGTGACCATGAAAGCTTATTGTGTGTTACAGGCACTTTGAATCCGGCCCTACTAATAAGGATGCGCCACGAATAGAGCCACGCGACAAAATCAAAAGAGAATTCGTACTCCAGCCAGTCCCGATTTTCTGTAATCCACTTCCCATGTGCGGATTGCTTACTCTTTGTCCCTTGCTGTAGGTGGGATAACATGGTATTGACAGTACCATTACGCGCAGGCACTAAAGATGCGTACATCTCCCCTGTAAGTGCCAGTCTATCCCATGCACCTTTGTATAGTTGGATTGATTCATTCAATGTCGAGTCTATCAAGCACAT